TCCGTTACGATGAATCTCAAACACATTTGGTTTGATGCCTCTACGAATAAACCAATCAACTGAACCGATTTGAAAATCTAATTCAACTACACAGTCTTTCTCATTTGTAGCATTTACAAGTTGAGATTTATTAATTTTACGAAATGGTTTATTAAACAGAACAAAAGTCAATGCATCTAGCATGGTAGATTTACCAGCACCATTTGTTCCAATAATTACTGTATTCGATTTTTTATTAAGGTCAATTTCTGTCCATTGATTTCCAGTGGAAAGCAAGTTACGCCATTTTATCTTTTTGAAACAAATCATTCTTTGGAGGAACCACGATATCGTCTGGTCTAATTATATTATACATGTAATCATGTATTTCGCAAGCCCTTATTGCTACATCATCATCTATTTCTATCACACTCATTTCTGGATAATCATCTTCCATCGATACTAATTCAGCATATCTATCTGCATCATCTTCTTCTTCAAACATCAAAAGAACTTTTCCACCATTATCATCTTCAATAGAAAAAGCACCCTCATCTTCAAAACCTTTAACCGCTAAGATAAACATTACTCAACCTCACAAGCCTCCTTGTAAACATCTTGAAGTATATTAGTAATTGTAAATTTATCTAAATCTACTTCAGATTCTTGTATATATCTATTTAACAAAGAAATTGTGTCTTCAGATTCTTCTGCTTCAAATTCTTCTCCTTCTGTAAAGTCAAAGTTTTCAACAATCTTAAGTTCTGCTAAATTAGAAGAATAAAGTTTATCAATATACTTTTCAAATTGTTTTGGATCTGACTTTTTACGAACAATCACCTTGACTATCTTTTGATTATACTTGGTGATGTCCAACATTTGATGTGGCGTATCTTCATAATATAAATTATGAAATAACTGATATGGATTGTTAACTGGTGTATGTTCTAAAGTATCTGTATCAAATAAATGAAATCCACGTTTTCGATCATTAACATCATTCCAATACATTTCATATGGATTGCCTAGATAAAATACATTTCCTTGATTTGATCTCATGTGATAATGTCCAGTAAATACTCGATCAAACTTATCAAACACTTTTGAGTCCATGCCATGTTCCATGTAATGACCACGAGTTGCCATAAAACCATTCAGTTCAAGATGTCCCATGACACATGGAGAATCACTTTGTTCTATAACTTCTAATGTTCTCTCTTCATTTTCAGAATTAATCCAAGGCACAAATAATAATTTTGTTTTATCTATTATAACTTCTTCAGCTTCTGAATATATTTTTACATTATCATACTCTCTTAAAAATAAACCAACACCTGTAAGATCATTCGTATTTTTATAATATGCCGTGTGATTACCTATGATTGTATGAATATCAATTCCCAATTCTGCTAATTTATCATAATAATTATTTTTTGCCCATTCAAGTGATACAAAATCCACACCTTTACGACTATCAAAAGTATCACCCATATCAACAATAGTTGTGATGCCTTCTTTAATTAAAGTTGGAAAGAATATGTCTTCGTAAAATTTTAAAAAATAATCATGAAACAATTTAGAGTTTTTTCTAGCACCAAAATGTTGGTCTGTAATAATAGCAATTTTCATTTAGATTCTTCATCATCATACTTACGGAAGTGATGGGCATATTGATCATCGATCATTGCCATGTCATCCACAGTCTCTTCTCTTTTTTTCCTTTTCTGATGCATCTTTTGATATTGATGTGCAGCAAGATTGTCTAGGAAATCATTAATCATTTTAAACCTTTACTGATAGTTCATTCTTGTTTGTACAGAGTCTTTGATTTGATTATAATCAGAACTAGTGCCTGTCATGTCACCATCAACAGTAAAGACTTCTTCATAACCAGATCTCTCAATAATTTTAGTTTTAATTTCTAATTGTTTCTTTTCTTTTTGTATTCTACGAAGAAATGCATAATGTATAATTTGTGTAAAGTAAGCAAATGGATTCTTAGATTTTTCTGGATTAAAGTTATTAATATATTGAACACAGTTTTCAATACCATCACATACCATGTCATCTTTAAACATATAATTTACAAAATTAGGTTTAAAAGATAAATGAGTTGCAATCTTGAGAAAACATTCTCCAAGATAATTTGTAATACGAGGTTTTGCTTCGCCTCTCTCTGCAGCTAGGGCAACTTTGTCCTTATATTCTACAATAGCGGCGAGGAACTCTTTGTTATTTACATAATGTTCCGATCTTTTTCTTGCCATGAAATGTGTTGATAATGTTTATCATTCATAACATTATTATACACTATTTTACAACGCTTGACAATACCCTTTAAAAGTATTACAATAACTCTGTAAGGGTTCAAAGGGAGAGATTAGCTATTCTTAAAGATATTCTCTAGGCTTTTACGAGCATCCTTGACATTAGATATATAACCCATTTCTTTTGTCATCTTGGGTTTTGACTTTGGTTCAATCTTAGGAACATCATTCTCAAAGTATGCTCTTACAAAATTATTATAAGCAGAGATAACTTCTTTATCAGTAATCTCACATGTAGTGATAACGTTACTCATCTCCACTATATATGTTCTTTCTCGACCTGTCTTAATCCAAGGTTCAATTTTAATAATACTAATTCCAGGCTTTCGAGAAAAAGATGAGTGTCCGATCATTGCTGGACAGTCTAATGCTATAACATCAAATTCTGGTGAAGGTTCGATCTTTGCAATAACTTCCTCCCCTGTGTTGAGTTTTATAACTGCTAGAAATTTATTTGACATTTTTTTAAAGGTATCGTAAGCATCTCATAATTAAAGTTTTCTTCATTATAAATTTTAACTCTTTCCATCATATGATTTAATGTATAATTTTTTGAAGTTCCGTATGTAATATCATCAGCAATATCAAAAAGAGTTGCTTTTATTTTGTTATCACCTTTTCTTAAAACTCTTCCTATACTTTGTAAATTTCTAATTTTTGATTTATTAGGTGATGCAAAAATAACGTTATGTAAATTACGAATATTAATACCAGTTGAGAAAGTTCCATATGATGCGATAATGATTGCATTATCTTCTTTTTCTGTGATTGTCCGAACTTCTTCTCGATCCTCAGTATCTACGCCTCCATGAACAAAGAAACATTTTCTGTTTTCTTCCTTGCAACTATTTATGAGATCAAATAGAGGAAGTCCATGTGACTCAACTCTTGTATATAAAATAAGAGTGTTGCCCTTTTGATCAAGAGTAAGATTCTTAATAAAGTTATTTCTCTGTGTATGTGTGATTAGATATTGTATTTCATCTTCATAGTTTTCAAACTTTCTTGCTGGATGTTTGAGAGTTAGAACTTTGATATTTAGTTTTGATAGATATCCTTTCTTCATTAATTCGTCTGTGCGAATTATTTTATAGGTTGGCCCAAACAATCCTTCTAACACCCATTTATGTGTTTGCGTTCCATCAAGTGTTCCTGTAAATCCATATCGATATTTACAATCAAGCATCTTTGTCATGATACTGACGAGAGATTTTGACTTAAATAAATGTGCTTCATCACCAATCACTACATCAAAGTGATCAAAATATTTTCGATCTAGTTTATAAATTGATTGCCATGTAGTAATTGTAACTTCATAATCACTGGTTTTATCTCTTCCAGCATAGACACGATGACAATATTTTTCAACATCCCATCCATAATCTTCAAAGTCTTTATACATCTGCTCAACAAGAGATGTGGTTGGAACTACGATTAATATTCTACGTTTATGTTCAACATGATATCTTGTGATAGCATATATCATCAATGACTTACCAGATGCAGTTGGTGATAATAGTAACTTACGATTATGTCTCAGTGCATCATGAATACCCATGATTTGATATGGTCTAGGTTTATGTTTAGATATACTCTTTACATAATCGGTCACACCCTCTGGAGATATCATTTCATTCTCTTCAAGTGGCAAACCATAGAATTTACTACCCTCAAATTCATAGGTATATCCCTTACGATTGCAAAATGATATTACTCGATCTACAAGACCAGTATAGATCTCATTCTTTCTCATATCATAAAGTCTTATTTTTCCATCCCAATACTTATTACGATACTGTGGCATAAACTTGGCGCCAGGAACTTCAAATGTAAAATGATCGGAAAGCTCATGATACACATGTTGTTCAGAGTCTATCGTAATAAAGACTTCATTCTTCTTTTTGATAATTAAGTGGGTCATGTAAATCCAGCTTGGAATTTATGCCATTCAATTGAATTTTTAATTTGATATGTTCGATTTGATATCTGTTTAAGAATACTTTCTGTATAATTTATCATTACATCATAATATTCAACTTTTAAATTTGCGTCTGATACTCGATTATCAGCATCCATGTATCTAATCAGTGCGTCTTTATCTCTAACTTTCTTTGGAAATGGTTCTTTTTCATACACCTCTGGATCTGCCTTACCAGAATAGTATTCATATCTTTCATGACGAACACTCTTTTGTATCTTCTGAGCTTTAGTTCGTAATAAAATTAAATTATTTAATATCTCATGATATTTGGAATGCAGTTGAGGAACCTTAATCGATTCTTCGTGCATATTGTCAATATCAATCTTACAGTCCTCTTGCCACATGGACTGAATCTTATCAAGATTTATCATGTAAAATTATTTTTGTGGAAAATTATCTAATCGATTACCACTAGGGTCAGTAATATCATATATTGTATATTTGAAAGTCACTGATGCGGTAAAGAAATTGTAGTCACGTTGAGATACATCAAAATCTAATGTTGAAAGTGCAATCGGAAACGCATCTTTAAAATTCACATGAATGCTTGGTTTATAGTTACTGCTTAAAACTTGTAACGTAGCATCTGAATATTGAAAATAAAGAGGATCAGCTTCGTCACTAACACTAGCATCAGTTCTGATATCATCTTTTTTAAGTTGTTGATACTGTCCTAGAGATTCTGGATATCCTAGACCAGTTATCCACTTGTAGATTGCAAGATAGTTTTCCATCTTTTCATCTACTAAAAAACGAACGGTCAAATCATCATACAAAACTTTATCGCCAGGCACAGGAATATCCTTCAAATAAGTGGGTTGAATTGCAGTTCCCATGCTTATTTGAGGTATGTTCGCAGATTGGCAAAGAAAATCAACCTTTGGTGTTTTAGTTAGAATTAACTTAAAACCAAGAGGAGACATGTAGTTCCTGTTGGCAATTTGTTTGTCAAAGGGTGATACAGAATCAGTCATCTATCTTTTTTTGCAGTTTTTTGATTCTTCTAGCATAAAGAATCTCAGCGGGTGAATACAGAATTGGATTTTTCTTTGATCTTTTGATAATAATTTTTGCTGCTTTTTGATCATCCATGTTACTATTTAGACACAAAAAAAGAGACCCTTTCGGGTCTCCGTAAAAAATATGCAATATGACTTACATAAGGTTTGTAACAGATACTCTTCTGTAGTAACGGTTAGCGTTAACAGTAAGTGTTCCTGATCCTTGTGTTGTACCTTGTGAGAATGGGTTCTCAACCATTCCGTAACGAGTCTTAAAGCCAATTTTTGGTTGGAATGTATCCTGACCAACGGCTCTAACCATCTGTAGTGGAACGTAAGGACAATAGAATAGACCAGCATCGTAAGGTGAAGTACCTTTGTATCCGATAACGTAGTACTGAGTTGCAGCACTGTTTGCAGCGAATGGATCGATGTACACTCTATACTTACCGTTGATAACACCAGCAAATGTATTTCCTGTGTCGTCTACGTTTAAGTTAGCGTTAAGAGCAGGGGTGTAATCTAGAACACCAGCCATTGTTAGTGCAGAAGCAACGTCAGCAGAGCAAAGGATGATGTTACCCTTTCCACGACGAGTTCTTTGTGCAATAGCGTTTGCATCTCTTTCGATCTGGAATAGAAGTCCTTTGAACTTCTCAACAGACCATCTACCATTTGAATCAACGTCTAAGTTGAATGTACCAGCAGATGCTACATTAACCTGAGCACCAGTCTCAGCAGTCTTGTAGATTGTTCTGATAACTTCTCTGTTGATCTCAGCAAGAATCTCAGTTGATAGAATGTTTGCTAACTCAGCCTCAGCGTTCAATCCGTGGATTGCCTTAAGGTCTTGAGCTAATTCTAAACTGTACTCTGCCTTTAGAGCTCTTGACTTCGCAGTCACAGTAACCTTCTCGATTGAGAAAGCCATTTCGTTGAAGGCCTTATCGGTATCTCCGAGTGATTCTGCGTCATCTGTACGCATACCTTGACCAACATCATAAGCAACTTGAGTTGCGTTTGTTGAAGGATTAAGTGCGCCTGGGTTAGTACCTGACTGAGCAGTTGTACCTAAACCAGTTGTAACAGATCCAAAACCATTTGTATAAGTATTCTCTTGGTTTTGTCCTGAGAATGCTGAATCTGGTTCGTTGAATAATGCCTCTGTTCCAAGCATGTTGTTAGCATTTGTGCCATCAACAAATCTGGATCTCATTGCGAAAATAAGTCCTGTTGGAGCATTCATTGGTTGAACACCAGCAAGGTCATATGCGACCAAGTTTGGCATTGCTCTTCTGATCAATGAAATAAGAACAGGGTCAAAACCAGCAACAGGGCCAGTTGCTGTAGCGCCAGCACTAAAACCAGCGTTTGCACCAGTGTTTGTATTTACTGTTGGTGCTTCTGAGAGGAATGATCTTTCCTCTGATAAAAATCTTTCTTGGTTCTCAAGCAAGACAGCAGTAACCGCTTTTCTATGATTGTCCTTGATGCTATCAATTCCATCATGTTCTAAGAGTGGCTTCCACTTCTCTTGCAATTGTTCTGCATTGTTGAACATTTGCGTTTTACCTAATAGTTGTACGTTTGATTAATTAACAAGTTGAGATTCAATTCTTAGTGGCGTGTGATAGTGCCTGGATGTATGCCGCCATACTACCAGAAACATCTGGAGTTGCAGCCTCTTCGTTTAACACTTCAGACTCACTTCTTTTGGGAGCAGATTTAAAGTATGACTCTTTAAGAGTACTTAATTTCTCCGCATAAGATTCTTCACTTTCAAACTCAACACCTTCGGCAAGTGAAGCGAGCTTCTCTTTCTGAGTGCTTGATAAGCCTTCAGAAACATCGGAAAGGATACCACCAGCTGTTGCCTCTGAGAGACTCTTTGTGATAGTAATATTTTTCTCGATCTGCTCGTTGAGTTTTGATTCCATTTCGTCAAGTTTTTCTACCATATTCTCAACGACATCATATTTATCATCAGGGATTGATACATAATGTTCTTCAAAAAGACCTCGCATTCCACTTAGGAATGATTCGGTCATTTCGGTTCTAAGACCACGCTCTACTTGTAGTGCGTTTTCTTGTAACCACTCATCAGCGACGTATTCTAAGTAAGAATCGACACGCTCAATGAGTTCGTCTTTCATACCTTCGACCTCTTCTACGAGCTTTGCTTCGTAGTGAGCATCCATGGCTTCTCTAAGTTCGGTAACTTTAGATTTTAGAGCAGCCTCGAAAATTGTCTTAGCTTTCTCTCTAAACTCTTCGGAAAGTTCCTGACCACCGAGAAGTGCATTGACATCATCATCGATATCAACTTCATCGGTAATCTCTGGGAGTTCAGTAACTTCTTCTTCAGTTACTTCTTCCTCAGCAACCACTTCCTCTTCTGCAATCTCATCTTCAGCGATCACTTCTTCTTCAGTTTCCACTGCTTCTTTTTGTGATTTAGCCATAACGCCTTTTACTGATTTAAGATTTGCTGCATAAGAACCCTCACCAGCTGGATCCTTTAATTTATTAGAATCGTCATCTGGTTTGTTGTTTTCTGGAGTTGGGCCACCGAGATCCTCATAACTCACGCCTGCCATGGTTTGCATGGGCTCAGCGGGTTTAGCACCAGCGGTTACGGCGTTCTCCATTTCTTGTAAATTTTTCCCACGGGACATTTGAACTCTCCGAATTACCTTGTGTATAATCTGTTTTTATTTATATATTTAAAGATTTGCTAAGAAATCTTCAAAGACGCTTAATTTCTTTTCGTCTAGTTTGTTTTGATCAACTAGAGTGTTGATCTGTTTGTATGTTTTAGTTGCAAGTCTTTCACGAAGTATGCCACCATCCCATACCCAATCTTTTCCTTCCATAATTCCATCTACAAAAGCATCTGGAGCAGAAGGATCAGCAACGATATCAGCAGCAGTAGCAAGAGTAAAATCTTCTCCTACCACACTGTATCCCTCATTAGTTTTATTTAAAGATCCTACACCTCTTGATGAAACACCAAGTTTAACACCCTCACCTAATAAATTAGATGCGATCTTACCCATTGGAGTGCTAAGAATCTTTGCTTTTCCTATAAAATTATTTCCGCTTTCTTTAAGAGAAACAATTTTATGTGATACTCTGTCAAGATTGACAGTCGGGCCATCTGGATGACCTAACTCACCAAGAGCTCTACCTTTCTCTACAAAGTTTTCGTTGTATCTTCCAACTTCTCGAGCGAGTGTAGATTTTGGATACATTCTACCATTACGATTCTTCATTTCACTTTGAAGGAATACTCCTTCAATATACAGATTCTTCTTACCGTTGCGATTTTCAACAATAACTTCAACCTGTTCTATTTCTTCTGTAATGAGTTTCATTATTGCGCTCCTGATATTTGAACTTGTTGTGCGAATAATTGACCACCTGTTGTATGATCAGTTACTGCTGAAACTGTGAGTTCTCTTCTTGCTGCTGCGGTGGTCGTGACTGCGTTGTCGGAATTAAGAGCACGACTGTCATGACCTATTGTAAGTTTTGCTCCAAACTGTGCAAAACCTCTACCTCTAGCTTCTTGAACTGAAACAACTCTTGCGGTTGTATTAAATCCAGTTACACCAGTGATACCAGATACTACAACTACATCATCAACTTTGAATGGATTTCCCATTCCTTCAGCAAGTGTAATAACTGTATTAGCTCCTTTTGCAATTCCTTCAATTGGAATCGAACTAACTCTTCCTATGTTTAAGGTTGCAGATCCTCCAGCTGGAACGTAGTAGTCAGCTGTTGTTGCAGGCCCAGTTGTACCTATCGCTACATGTTGTCCAGCACCTTTTGCAACAACTCGTAGAGTATCTGATTGAACTGTAAATGCTTGGCCTGCACTAGTTTGATTCGTAGCAAAACTAAATCCAGCGCCAACAGGTTGATGTGCCATTACTCTTCCTCTTCGTATTCTTCATCATTATCAAGCTCACCAACTGTATCTGCTTCCGCTTCCACATCATCTTCAGCTTCAACTTCATAACCTAACATTGCATTTGCAACGGGTGATTTAAGTGCATCGACTCTTTCACCAGCCTTCGCAAATAAAGCAGTTTTTATTGAATCACTGATATCAGATGGAGATTCATCCGCAATAATTAAATTCATTAATTCATCCATTAGATAAAAATCCTATACCTATGTTTTATTTATATCTCGCCACCTTTAAGATCTGGCGTGCCTGGAGACTCAGGATCATCAGTATTAGCAGTATTAATGCTTTCTTTACCACCCTCTGTTTGAGTTTTTCCTAAATTTTGTTTATTTGTTTGTTCTTGACCTAAAATATCTTGAGCTACCATTAATTCTTGTTCAGTTGGTGGGATAATACCAGCTTCTTTTTCAACAGTCATTAATGCGTTCTCATCAACAATTTCTTGATCTGTTTGACGTAAAATCTTACGACGGATATAATCAACAGAATAGTATTTACCAATATAAGGATCAGCAGTTGCAACAAGTCCTAATCTTTCTTGCATAAGTTCTGCTTCTTTTAACTCTGCAAAATGATTATC